CGGTGGACCGTGGAGTTGGAAGACCCACTACCCTTCAAAAGGGTGACGACAGAAAGACAGGTTCTTCCTTGTCGGCTACACACACTCAGTACATTGAGACTCCGGGCGACTGCCTACACTGATGCGCAATGATCAGTCGTGGACTCAGCTTTCGGGACACATTGGGGGAGTAACAGGACACCACGTAACTTGGGCTCGGCCGGACCGCTAGCTTACACGTGGACTCTTTACACCTGTTCTGACTTTACCTCCCCTACCTTCTAGTTAATTTAGTCCCTTCATTCAGGGATACGCGAAGAGGGATCTCCCCTCAACCTGTGCTAACTAGAAAGTATAATGTGCCCTTCGGTGCCACGGTCGGGTTATCTTCATAATCCCTCCGTACTAAGAGCGGTAACCTCCCTGTTACCAACTGTACCACCGTCTGCAGATTGACAATTACCTATGGCCAAGAGGCCAATCGGAGCAGAAGGTGGAGGCGAATGCCGGGTTTCGCCAGGAAGGGGCCCGTGTGCGTTCATAAATGACGCGACGGCGAGTAAGGAAGGGATGATCGTCCCTCCACTTACTCGTGCAGTTGTAGCTCAAAATCGAAGGATACTCTTCTCTAACGAAAGAGAGAAGTTCCTTAGGCCAGATGAACTCCCACCGCCACCCCCCCCTGGAAAAGAGAGATGACATCCTGTAGGAGGAGAAACGGGGACGTCGTCGATATGCTGGGCGATCAATGGTTAGGAGAAAAGGTGTCACCTTAACTCCAGTCCACTGGTCGACTCTCTCTCGAGAGAGTCTTGCCGATATCTTCGATATCTCACCGTAAAACCTTGAATCAGGAGGTGGTCCTACCTCGACGGGCAGGTCCCGATTCACACCACACTCATTGGACGGGGGCGCGCCAGAAAGACACGCGACCCGAAACCAACGTCGGGGCAACAGCTCCCGAAGCCACCGGGGCCCAATCTCGGAAAGACTGGTCGAGACTCCACGAATGGAGATCTCGTATCTCATCAGCTCATTGACAATCCATTGCTGAATCGGTCGCCGAAAAGACGAGATACCCCGGAGGACATCGGGGAGTATTCCGCCAGGAGCGGAACGGGAAGGTCTAAGAAAAGACAACACAGGTTTCGCTACGAACCTGCGCAGGCGAGCGTCAAAGATAGAGCTGTTCAACTCCATCCAACGGCGGCTACGCCCTGTCTTTTCTTCATTGACGACGAGACCGAAGATGCCGGTGACATGCCTCCAGATTCCGAAGAATCTGGTGTCACCGGCAAAACAACAGTCATCGCCGTTAAACCTTCCCGTCCTCACATTTCTCTTCCCCGCGTCGACATTGCGGGCAATGTCGTGACAGGCCTTGTTAAGGAGGCACAATAATGGGAAACTGACTAGGTTCCCCATCATCGAGCCACGCTTAATAGCGTGTTGAGCACCTGCCTG